CGAGCTTGGTGTTGCCGATGCAGCGCTGGGCCTGAAGGCTGTTGTCCAGGCTGACGTCATGGCCGACACGCAGGCCACGCCTTCCAGCGATTCGCCGTCTATCGAGATGGTGCCGACGTTGTTGTTCGACAGGAACGGCGTGGTGGTTGGTGCATTTGGCGACACCACAATCGGCGTATCGCTGTCAGCGTAATCCAGGCAGGCCATATTGAAGGTAGCGGTCACCTTGCCGTCGGAGGGAATGTCGAGGGCAAAGGTGGATACATGAGCGCCCTTGAACACGCTGTACACGCCGACGTCGCTGTAGCCCTTGGCGATGCTGAAAGTGTTGCGCGTATCGCCCACAGACAGCACGTTGCCGGTCCAGGTGCTGTAGAAAGCGGCCTCCAGCAGCTGATCGAACGAGCCGAACGAGAATTCGGCAGTCAGGTCGCCGCCGATGTCGGTGCTGGTGGCCACCGAACCCTGGCTGATACGGGAATCGGTGATCTCGTCACTGACTGCGGTGTTAACGGTTGGGGTCAATGCGTTGCCGGTCAGGCGCAGCGTGTCCCAGGTGCCGGTGGGGGTAACGCCTGGCGTCACCTCCTTGATGATGTGCGAAACGACTTTTGCGCCGGAACTCATGGGTGAGTCTCCTATCTGCGGGCATAAAAAAACCCGCTCAAGGCGGGTGGATGGTGTTGCCTGGCTCAGCCGGCGCGGAACCGGATGTTCACGTTGATCTGGTAGAAACCTTCGAACTCACCGGCTACAACCTGACTGGCCTCCATGCATTCGAGGTCGCCGGACAACCAGTAGGAGAAGTGCGCTTCGAGCTCGTCGGCCAGTTCGTTTATGGCCTTCGTGCCGGTGTTGAGGCGAGCGAAGCACTGGATGCTTACTTGGCCGGGCTTGCGCGTGTAGGGCTTGTCGGCCATGCCAGCCATGAAGGCGGTGGCGTACTGCACATTGAATCGACACCACAGGCCAGCGGCCGGCGGGGTGAATACGGTCGGTTGGTTTGGGTAGTCAATCCGCGCCTGGTCAATGCCGGTGAAGGCGACCATCCGCGCAGTGAGCGCCGCCCTGATTTGCTCGTAGGTCATTTGTAGGCCTCGCTCACGCCGATAAAGGCCAGTCCGTATACCCCGCTGTGGGCCTGGGTTGAATGCCCATTCTCCAGCGCCTCTGCATACGGCAGGTTGGTCTGGATATAGATAACCGGGAACAGCCCGGCCGACTGGATGGCGCTTGTGCCCTCTGAAATAGTTGCAGTTCCGTCTGCGTCGACGCGATCCGTAACGGTGAAATCTGGCGCCCCAATGGAAACGATGTGGCTGCCTCGGAATGTCCCGCCAATGTAGCCCTTGCCGGTGGCGCGCTCATCAACGTAGAAATTATCCTTCCTCTCCCGCTGCGTGAGCTTCTTGAACTTTTTACCTGCTTTAGACGCATTTCGCGCATCGACATTGGCGTCGTAAGCGTCTGCCAGGGAGATATTCTTAGCCTTGCGCTGGATGTTTGCCTGCCACAGGTCTGGCCTGCCCACTGGCGACTTCGTAACGACCTCTATCAGCATGGCCTGGGCAATCACCCTGGCCATCTGGCTGATGTCTTCTGAGGCTTTATCCACGAAGTCGGTGAGGTTGGTGCTCCATCCATTGGTAGCCATATGTCGCCCGCCTTCTGTATCTTGTAGTGTGCTTATGGTGATATTATTTCCTGACCAACCGCTAAGAGATTGTCAGTATGGAAGCGTGGCTACCTGTGCATGAGTTCGAGGACCGATACGAGATGTCCAGCTATGGCCGCGTTAGGTCTATAGAGCGAACATTTAATAATCGTCACTACCCATCAATCGTGATGAAACAGAATCTTGGACAAACAGGTTATTTCTACTTCATCGCGCAAAAGGACGGATTTACCAAAACAATAAAGACTCATCGCATGGTCGCTTTTCTTTTCTGTGGTAACCCACAAGGGAAGGCGCACGTGAATCATTTGGATGGAATCAAAACCAATAATCGCGCGGACAACCTTGAGTGGGTCACGCCTCGAGAGAACGCCATTCACGCCCTTAAAAGTGGGCTACAAATTCCGCTCCGTGGAGAGATGTCGAAAACATCCATACTTACAAACGAGCAGGCTGACTCAATAAGGCGAGCCATCGTTTCAGGCGAAAATCCATTCGAGATTGCTAGAAACCTTGGAATCAACCGAGCCACCGTCTATGACGTTAGGCATGGTCGAAAATATCTTGAAGCCTCTACACCTGAGCTAATCCAGCAGTGCATCGACTTCAAGAAGGATAGGAAGGCACATCAAGCATTCAAGTTAAGCGATGCTCAGGTTATAGACCTGATTGATCACCTTATGCGCGGTGTTTCCGTATCCGAAACCGCCAGACTGTTTGGCGTACAGCGAAACCTAGTGAGCTGCATAAATCGCGGCTCAAAGCGTGCAGATGTCACGCCACCGTGCGGGGCTAAGCCGCCATACCTTAGAAATAATTACGTACTGTCGGCACTCCGGCATCACAGGGGCGACTAGGTTTTCCTAAGTTGAATTTCCCAATGCGCTCCCGCTGGATCTTGCTGCACGTTGATCACGTCGAAACCGTTGATCTTGTGGCCGATGTCCGGCGTGCCGCCGATTGTTTCGTTGGTCAGTGCGATCAGCAGTTGGTCGGTGGCGCGTATGTTCACGCCGTCCACCCTGTCCAACTTGAACGCGTCGAACACGCCCCGTCCGGTGTAGGCAATGACCACTGGCGGGCCAGCAGCCTCTGTAACCGGGTCCCAGGTTCCGGGCAACGTCACGCCACCAGCGAATGGCTGCACAGCATCAGCCAGGTCGGTATCGAAGGCCTCGGCCAAATCCTTCTGGATGTCTTCGCGAAGGCCCACGGCTCACCCCCTGTCTACGCGGAACGAAAAAGGACTCGACCGCCAGGGTTGCAGCAGGCCCAGGGCGAACTGCACGCCGTCGGGCAGCGATGTGGATTTGCTGCTGTCGATAGACGCGAACGTCCTGCTGGTGGAAACCGAACCGGCCTTGACCGTCTTGGCCTCAAGAGACCCTTCGGTCTGCTGCTGGTACAGCTTGCCCTGCGAAGCGACGACCGCCAGTTCGGCGCCTGCCTGCTTCACCTCGTCAGGGATGGCGGTCATGTCTACGCCAACGAGGCTCAGAGAGGTCAGATAGGCATTCGCCTGCAACACTGCGCGGGCCTTCTTGTCATCTGGCGCCCAGTTGGCGCCAAGGATGGCGTCAACGTCCGCCACAGTGATGTAGGTAGCCATCTGGCCTCCGCTTGAATGAGTGGGGCCGAAGCCCCGAGTGTTACTTGGCGAGCTCGTCGACCTGCTTTTGCAGCGACTCTTTCGAGGCGTTGGCGCGGTAGGTCACGTTGGCAGCGTCCAGCTTGGCCTTCAGGTCGGCGATTTCCTTTGCTTCAGCTTCTGCCTGGCGGCCTTTCTCGGCCTGCGCCAGCAGCTCGTCGACTTGATTTTGCAGTTGAGTGACCTTGTCGACCGCCTCGTCGCGGCTTTGGGCTAGGCGCTGAGTGCTTTCCTGAATGCCGGTCAGGGCTGCGTGCAGTCGTGCTGCAGCGCCACCGCCTTCAACCGGATTCAGCACGCCGGATTCCAAGCCGGTGGCCAGAAGGTTCACGGCGTCCAGTTCCAGCGCCTGGCGAGTCGCTTCAGCGCCGCCGCCATTGTTGTGGGCACCACCAGGCTCAATACGGGAGCGGGCATGGTCAACACCGCCGGTTTCGCCGACGGTTTGCGCGCCGACAGTGACCTCGCCCTCGCCACCCGAGAAGCCCCAGCGGGCCTTCGTGTTCGGGTCAATGTGGTTGTCTTTTTGAACAGTCATGACTTACTCCTGGTTCAGTTATGCGCGGCGGGTGAGTTGCCCGCCGCGCGCTCGGTTACGGCGCAGGCGCAGTAACGAGGGAGGTGATGAACGCCATAGGCACCTGCTTGCGAGCGAACTTGCGACTCCAGTTGGTGGCCAGGGCCAGGTCGGACCAGTTCGCCGAGATAGGGCGGGAGGTGGTCGGCGTGCCGGTGATGGTCACGCTGTCGAACGAGAAGCCCAGCGGGTGCACAACGAAGTTGCGACGGGTCCACAGGGTTTCAGTGCCGCCACCGTTGCCACGATCTGGCGCACGGTCGTATTCCAGGCCATCTTCACCTGGCGGGGTTTCTTCGGCAAAGCCGATTGCACCAGGGCCGAAGATGATGGACAGGTATTTGGCACTGGCACCGGTGCCGATTACTGGCAGGCCATCATCCAGCACCACTCGCATGCCCTGGAAGCGACCGAACTCGGGGATCTGGTCGGCAATAGGGGTGAAGTCGATTTGGTTCTGGATCGACAACTCGGTGTGAACTGCCGAGTGCATGGCGATGACGCTCAGGCCGCCCAGTTGGCCGCTGTAGTCGCCCATGGTGCCCTTCGCGCGAATCACGGCGGCAGGGCCGATGATGCCGCCGGCGTCCACGACCATATCGCCGCCGTTGGAGGCGATGTTGTCGTTGTAGATGCCCACCGCTGTTGCGATGGTGCGGCGCTGGGCCACACGCTGCCAGTAGGAGATCAGGCGGCCGGCCACGAATTCCAGCGGGTCCTGCTTGGTGATGTTCTTCACCAGGTTCATGCAGTTCCAGCCTTCGTTGAGGTACGCGGCGCGCGCCTGCATGGAAGCGCTGGTGACCGACAGCGGTACCGCGATATCGGTGTACACGTCGTTCGAGTAGTTCGACTCGATGGACGCATCCAAGTCAACCCACCACGGAATGGTGAAGGTGTTGGAAGGGCTGGCCAGCAGCGTAGTCATGTCGCTGTTGGTGGTCAGGATGCCCGACTGGAAGAACGCGGTGCGCTCGACGCTGTTGACGGTGATGTAGTCGCGCAGCTCGTCGCGGAAGACGACATCGGAGAGAATGGTAGGCATTGCGGTAGTTCCTTTTACTTGGCCTCAGCAGCGGCTTTCATGCGCGCATGCTCGGCGGGGTTGGTTCGGCGGAGCTCAACGCGCTCCATACCGGTCATTTGGTCCCACGTTTTGGTGGCCCCGCCACCCTTA